TAGTACAACGCACCAGTGACTAAAGCGTCACCGTCGTTGTCCACAGTTGGGTCAGAGGTTTTAGAACCTAAGTACCTATCGTCAAAAGAGTCTAGGGCTGCTGCTGCTGACGCTGCGCTGCTTGCTGCCGCTGACGCACTGTTAGATGCGTTGGTTGCGGAGGCTGAAGCGTTGTCCGCTGAGTTAGAAGAATTAGTCGCAAACGTCGAAGAATTGTCCCTAGCGGTTTCAGCAGCAGTTTTGGCAGTCTCTGCGTCAGCCTTAGCAGACTCTGAGGCAGTCTGTGCTGCTTCTGCGGCGGTTTTTGCGGCTTGAGATTTAGCATTGTAGTGTAGTGCAGAGTATCCAGTAGTTGTTGTGTCTGCCAGTGTGTACTGGGTGTCTTCCGCTGTTACTGCTAACTTCGACGCATCTGCGGCACTGTCAGAGGCTTCAGATGCTTTTGTAGTTGCAGTAGAAGCAGAACCAGAAGCTGCTGAAGCAGAGCTTACTGACGTGTCTTTAGCAGCTTCAGAAGCAGCTTGTGCTGTCTCAGAAGCGCCTTGAGCAACAACTGAAGCATCTTTGGCAGCTTCAGAAGCAGCTTGAGCAACAACAGAAGCGTCTTTAGCTACGACCGAAGCATCTTTAGCAACAACTGAAGCATCTTTAGCTACTACTGCGGCTGCTCGTGCTGTGTCTGCGTCTGTGGCTGAATTAGCAGCCTCGTTTGCTTTAGTTGAAGCAGTCGCTGCATCGGTCCCAACTTGGGACGCTACTGCGTCTGTAGTTGCATCACCAGTACCTCCAGTACCTCTAAAGATACCCATAGACTGCTCCAGCTAAAGAAAACAAAAGAAAAGAAAAAAGGGGGCCTAAGCGACCCCCATAGAGTTCGTTACTCAGCAATAGCGAGAACGAAACCAGCTTCAGGACGATACACCTGAACACCGTACAGACAATCAGCCGTGTACAGAGTTGACAAGTATTCCTGCTTGTACTGGGTTTGTGAACGTACTGACTGCTGCTCTGCAAGGACAATAGCGTCTTTGTGGAACAAAAGTGCAGCACGAGTGTCAACAGAGGAAGCAGTGTTATCACCAGCAGCTTCGATAGTAGCACAGTTAGCAGACACATAAACGTCTACGCCGTACAAGTTACCGATAAGCCCTGAGTTTACAGTGCTACCAGATACGAAGTCAGAAGACACGTATCGGTCGATACCCATGATCGTGTTACGAACAGAAGGTGGGATAATAAGTACACGATTTTCCATCGGTACATTATTGTCGTCTAACTTCTGAATCATGTTACGGAAGAAGGCATCAGTAAACACGTCACTTGCGTCCATCGTGTCGTCAGTGTACTGAGTCGTCGTGCCGTTGTCATTGAAGAAAGCACCAGTGTGCTGGTAGTCAGTAGGCGCTACTGAACCAGAGAACACAACTGCACCACCGTTACCAAAACCAGTACCACAAGAGTGGAGGTCTGCATCAATTTTGGTAGCTAGAGCGTAACCAGCGTCTTCAGTGTAAAACTGACGTAAGCTGTTGAGAGCCTGTACTTCAACGATGTCTTCAATGAGACGTGAGTACTCAAAGTGTCGATCGATGTCAACAGTCAGTTCGCCTTCGGTGTTAGCAATGATAGTAACTGCGGTATCAGCAGCCTTAGCATTTGCATCGCCACGTACGGGCTTAGGGATGTGAAGCTTGTCGCCTTTCTTGCCACTCATAGCGAGCTTTTTGACAAGAGGAGCCATCTTCAGGTTCTTTTGGTAAGCAGCAATAATTTCGTCACTCCAGATTTCTGGAATAAAAGTAGCTGCCTCAGTCTTTGCGGTAAAACCCCCCGCACCGGGATAAGTTGCAGTAGCCATGTCAATCTCCTTTTAGATTATTTGACTCGACCCTCCGCGTACGCTCTAAAGATTTCCTCTGATAAAGCTTGATAACGCTCTGGGTCTGTTTTCATTAGTTTAATAATGTCGGCCCTACGATATACTTTCCTACGACTAGCCTCACCACTACCCTGCATGTTACCCGTATTAGCTGCCTTAATTTGTTGCTTACGTGCCTGTTTCTCAACTTTCACGGTTTGTTCTGCTACTGTCTTACGCTCCTTCCAGAGTGAAAACAGCTCATCAGCAGCTTCAGCATTAAATTGTTGGTCAGCTTCTACGAACAACTGAGTCCTAATCTTTGAAGCTTTAATCCACTCAGCAAACTTAGGGTCCTTAAGGATACCCTGCATGTCTGGATGCTTGTTATTAAGCGTTGCCAGAGATGATTGTTTTTTGTAGTGAGCAGAGTACTCCTGCGCTTCTCTAATCTTAGGATGGTTCTCAATAGCACGATTAACGGCTGCTTGAGGGTCCGTAAAATAGTCAATATCGTCTTCAGGCTCAACGTACTGTTGAGGTGCTGGTTGCTGCGGTTGACTGCCAATGTAGTCATCCACAACCTTACGAAGCTCTCCTACTTCAGAGGATTGACGACCTAGGAGCTTCTCAGCTTCTTGGTGCATCTGCACGACTTCTTCTAAAGACTTGCCTTGATATTTCTCTGGTACTGTAGGTTCTTCTTGAGGTTGCTCAACAAAGTCTTCTTGTTGAATCTCTTGTGCTTCGTTTTCTTCGGTGTTTTCCACAGTTTCCTCTTCAGGCTGCGAATCTACCATTGTCGCTCTAGACATAATTAAACTCCGTGAACTTAGTCATTATGGAGATTGAGGTTTTCTACCTGCTTGTTCGTGTTCCTTTACCCACTTCATGTGTCTACCGGGGAAGTCCCCAGAGTGTCCATCAAGTATAAAAGGCGGGGCAGACAGCATTTTTGTAGCACCAGCACCACATTTGCACCTACTCGTAGTGTCGCTGGAGTCTACAAATTTTTCATATACGTGTCCATTTTCACAACGAAAGTCGTATACTTTAATCATCTACTTCTTCTTCTTCTGCTTGCTCTCTGGACACTTTAATAGTGTTCTCCAGATTAATTACAGAAGCTAAGGCAGCAACTTGCCCCTTACGAAATAAGAAGTCTTCAGTATCCTTGACTGTCTGAATGTCAGCCAAGGTAATTGCATTGTTAGAAAGCTCTTGAATGAGTTGTTTGAAACCTTCGTGATTGAAGAGTTCGTTGTAGTTGTTAAAATAAGTTTCAAGCTCAGGCTTCATAAGTTCTCTTTAGTTGATACTATAGTTAATAGTATAGCATATTTTTAGGTTAAAGTCAAGAAGTATTTAGTAGCCTTTTTTCATTGGCTTCTTCTTCTTTTTAGCTGCTTTCTTAGCTGCTGCTACTCCAGTTTTGGTGTACGGGTATTTAACCCCTCCGACTTTAGGCATTACTTTTTTCTCCCTTTGGTTGTTTTGGCTGCTTGTTTGAAGGCTTTTGCACTGGGTGCACCTTTGGAACCCGGTTTACGCATCTTCTCCTTACTACCTGCTGCAATGCGCTTACGTTTTGCGTGGATATTATCATATAGACCTGCCACTACCATTTCTCCTTGTTGGCCCAGTAGGCTGCTGACATCTTACCTTTTGCAATATTCTTAGCATGACGAGCTTTAAATGATTTGCGTCTGGCTTTCTCTTTCTCAGACTTAGGGGCTTTACCTGCACCACTAACTCCTTGCTGTCCAAACCTAATGGTCTTAACTTCGTCACCTTCTTTGGCAACTACTACGTGCGACTTAGTAGGGTGGCTAGGAGTCCTCTTTGGCTTGTTGTAGCCGCTTACTCCCGCCCTTTCCAGCCTTGGGTCCTTCTCCTTTGGCATTACTCCATTCCTCCATTTTGCGTTCTAATTCCTCTAGGCGGCTCCATTGGGGCTGGAGGTGTTTCTTGACTTGGTCTAGGAGAATTGTTAGTTCTTTGTCCGTTAGCATTTTCTTTACCTTTGATTTGTCTTTCTTTTAAAAGAGTCTCTGCAACGCGCATACGTCTTTCAAACTCTTTGTCGTCTTGGTCGCCTTCACGCAAGTTTCTTGTAACTGCGCTAATACGATCAATCTCTAGCTCCATAGGCACTGCCTGAGCTTCAGCAGCCAGCTTAGTAGCCCTTGCAGCAGACTCTTGAGCCTGAGCTGACAGAGCCGCTGTCTGGGACTGCTGGAACTGCATCTGTGCTTGCTGTGCTGCCTGTGCCATCTGCTGTGCTTCTGGATTAGGCTGCGTAGCTTTCTGCATAGCTGCAAGGAGTTCTTCACGGTTAGACAAGTTCATGTTGTCAATAATGGACTGAATCAGTGTATTGTACAACGGAGAGTCTTTTTCCATAGTCTGTAGTAGTTGTACAAGCTGAGTCACTTCGTACTCTCTAGCCATGATACCCAAAGTACTACTTGCGTTGAACTTGTAGTCAGCAACAGGGTAGTTCTCAGGGTCAAACTGCATGTAACGATAGGCAGCTTTCTTGACAAAAGGAATTAAGAAAGCCTGCTGGAAGTTAATCAGAGTACGTTTATGCCTTTTAATAATAGCACCGAGAGACATACTAATGCCAGAAGCCGTAGCTTCTCCATTAATTGAACCCGCGATTCCAGCAGAGTCAACCGCACCAGTAGCTTGTTGTACCATCTGCTGTAGAGCACCCGCCTGAGCAAACGTGATTTGACTAACTTGTCCAAAGTTAAACGGTTGTAAAATTTCACGCGGGTCTCCACTGGTTAGAATCATCTTGCCCGGACGTACTTCTGGTTTAGCACCTCGTGGCATCCTAGTGGCGTCTACAGCCAACATAGGATGAGTCGTGAGGCTCAGAGCGTCGATCCTAGCGCGTAACTCAGCGTCAAGGGCCTTCTGTGAGTTGTAACCCTTCTCACACACACCACGACCCCAGAACCTAGAGGGAACTACGTCCCAAGGGAAGGCTACGATAGGTCTGTCCTGCATCATGTAAGGGTTAGCCTCGGCTTTCAACAAGACACCACCATTGGCAACTACTACGACTGCTTCTACGTACTTTGACTTGCTTTTAGAGTCTTCGACTAACTCTACTTCTTCTACTTCATCGTCGTCACTGTCGTCTTCATCATCCTTAAAGGCGTTGTCAAGCAGTTCTCTGGGGACTAAACCGTAGTACTTAGTGAGACGTACTTTGTCGTCAGTGTACATGGTTAAGTCTTGGTCAGGCTCTAAGTTAGAGTCAGGAGCAGCAATACCTACCTGAACGTCTCTGTAGACCCCTTGTTCCTGTAGCATCTCTACTTGGTGTAAGCTTACGAACTCATCCACAGCAACACCCATAGCGTCGTCTACGCTTGTTGCCACAGGGTCAATAAGGAAGTTCTGAGGCATCACAGGCTTAAGTTTTACCTTAACACGCTCAGTAATGTTGACACCGACTGCCGTTAAGTCACCACCCATGATAGGCTGTGTAGCCGGGGCCATCTCTTTCATTTCTTCGATGACAATCTCGCCTACACCTGTGCCAAACACAGCAGCATTAATGAGACACTCTGCTACTGCCTTACGGACCTTGCAGTCCTCAAAGTCTTCTGTCAACTTGTTTCTCAGGAACAACACGTCTTGACGCTCTGTGTCACCCATGTTGTCAGCTATGTCGAACCACTTGCCTCGACCAAAAGTAGCTTCCTCAAGTTCTGCTACGTTTGACTCCACAGCTTGCTGGAGAGCAGGGGCAATGATACGGCTTCTTTCTGACTTACGCTCAGAGTCAGCAGGGTCCCAGATGCCTCTCCAGAGCCTGTAGTACTCATCAAAACGTGCTTCGTAGTTTGACTCGTAGTTGTCACGCCAGTCGTCACACTTAGTCATTACCCAGTCTTCGATAGATTCTTCTATCAACAAGGGGTCTTGTTCAAATAGTTCGGTCATATTAGTATCCTGATACTACGTCTAAAATTTCATAGTCATCGACTTCATAATCATAGTCGTACGCTACGTGTGCAAGCTGGTCTATGTAAGCTAAAGCATCTATCAAGTCGTCGTGAGTTAGTGCGTCAGGGAACTGAAAGAGTTGGTCTAAGAACCTAGAGTTCCACTCCCCTTTCTTAAGTGTTACAAAGCCATTCTCAAAGCGCCCCTGTAACGCCCACATGACCCTGTCAGTCTTCTTTTTATTTCCGTGGGTTAGTTCCTCGACTCTAAAGAACGTCCCGTGACGCTTCTGTAGGTCCATCAGAGGGGACATTACTGCCTGCTTTGCTATACCCCTTTCGATACCTACGCTAACTGGTTCGTAGTCCCGGACTGCTTGGAATATCTTGGCTGCTGTTTCGTCTAGAGTCCACCTACCGTAGATAATGTTCTCAACGAACCACCCATTAGGGTTTACTTTTACTACTGCTATTGCTGTTTCGTCTAGCCTAGTGTTCTTTGTGCGCTTCTTGTTTACTTCTTCAAAACCCGCTAAGTCAACTGCAATGTAGTAGTCCCCTTCACCACTACTTTCTTCTCCGAACTTTACCCAGTCCTCTTTAAACATTTCTGACCCACGAGCTTCAAATGACGCCATAAATTCCTGACGAAACGCATAGCTAGACATAGACTTCTTAGCGGTGTCAATTTCATTTGGGTCCAAGATTGGGTTGTCATAAGAAGTAAAGTGCCATGCTTTGTAAGTCTCGTCGTCACCTAGCTCTGCGTATTTATATAAGTCGTAGAAGTGGTTGCGACCCATAGGTGTTCCAATAAACATGGCACAACCCTTTTGGTCAGCCAAGGCTGGTCTTAGGATCTGCTCAAATACGTCAGGCTTCATGTCTGCGTACTCGTCCAACACTAGGAACTTAAGTGATACACCACGCATAGTCTCTGGTCTATCGGCCCCTTTGAGGCTTATGGTTGCACCGTTGACTAACTTAATCTGCAAGTTGTTAATGTGGCTACCTGAGATGACAGGGTTCCCTAGTTCCAACAAGGTCTGCCACATGATGTCACGTGCCTGTCCCTGTGTTGGCGCTACGTAGAACACGTGGCCCCTCTCGGCCTGCAAAGCGTTTACAATAAGTAACCAAGCAGCAAGTCTGGACTTCCCTGTACGTCTACCTGCTGCTACAATCTTGAATCTAGTGTCGTCTGCCCAGACATCTTGTTGCCACGGGAGTAACTCAATGTCAAGATCCATCAAAAGTTCAGTCTAGGGTTTGTAGGGATTAACTCAAAAGAAATAATACTGGCAAATGTAGAACCAGCTTCAGGAGTAATGTTGATCTTGTCTCCTTCCTTGAGTACTACCCAAGCTCCTGCTTCACCACCAAAGGTTAAGAAGTCTCCCGCAGAGATACTCTTGCCGGACACAAAGTCAATGTCAGCAGCCCCATGTACCCAACGTGAAGCAAAGGACTTACTACTTCCTCCTATATTAGAAACAAATAGATAAGTAACAACTGCGTCGTAACCAGAGGGAGCCTCTAGGATAGTGTTGGAGGAGCCAGCAGTCAACTCATGACCATGTGAAAACTTCATTAGTAAACCCACATTACAGGAGTTGTACCACGTGTATCCACATGGACAAAGGTCTTAGCGATGCCTATGCCCGTGAAGCCAAGGGCTAAAGCCTGCTTAACTATGTCGTATCTTTGGGATGCACCGGTGGCTTTGATGTCTGCTGCGATGCCTTGGGCATGGGTCCCCGGAACTTCCTTGGCAGCTTCAATAGGATGTTCTATGGGGTGTCTATAACCACTCGTTATGACAAACGGGAACCCACACCCAGCACGTAAACGATCAAGCTTCTGTAGGAACTCCGGTTCCATCTTGTTCTCACCAGTGACTTGGCAGTTGAACTCATCTAATGTAAAGTACTTAAGACTCATCCACTACTTCTCCTTCGATAACGTCACTAGCGTCGCTTACGTCTACAGTACCAACACCAGTAATGTTGATCTGTATGGCGTTTCTACCACCGTCCTTCACCACTTCTCGCTCAAATGCACTTACTGGCAACATACGGTCCATAATTAGCTTCCAAGCAGAAGCCTGATTCTTATGGTCGTGGTCCAAAGCAGCATCAAAAATAGTCTCAAGGACCTTTTTAGACTTAGGTGAAGCTAACATACGAGCTTTGTACTCGTTGATAATCGCAGCGTCACCCTTGGGTCTACCCACTTTACCTTTGTTACCGGGTTTTAAAGCGGCTACTTCTGACTTCCGGGGTCTGCCACGACCTCTTTTTTTAACTTCGGAAAGTTCATCGGTCATAACACAAATTGTCCCTAATTACAACAATAGTATAACATAAGTCTTCACATAAGTCAAGCTATTTATGGCTTAGTAGTGGCAGTAGTAGTAACACGAGTGAAATCATGGGCTTACACGTGTTTAATTAAGGCTCCTTTTTCCTAGTTTTCACCTTTTTTGTGCCTGAGTGG